GTTTGCCATTGTACACCTCTAGTTATTAGTATAAAAAAGTATACTTTGTATAATATGCATTCTGTTACCTCGGGGGCGGTGTATGAGAGTATGGGTATTATTTGGCAAGGAACTGTCACAATGGCAAGCGACATAACATCTGTCTATAATTGGTGTAAAAATCATTATGTCGGCTCTAGGGTATGTGCTTTCAGAATATCAAGTGCGGGGCAGGCTTCATCAGAGCCGTTCGGAACTTCTTCCGTAACTATAATTTACTGTATGTCTAGCACTGCTTATGGTTGGATTCAAGGCTATTCAGATAATGCAACTTGCAATATGGCTATCGCCTATATCAATTCAACAGTAAGTGCTTGGCAGAAAATTTCTTATGGTGCGGTTTCAAGTTTTCCTGGCTCTGGTATTCAAGGTGAAATTAGAACTCAATTTAATAATACTTCACAATATGCAGAGTTTAAGGGTAGTTCTATGATGGGAGAAGAAGGTGCTTGGTGGGGTTATCGCCACAGTAACTTTGGAAGTGGTATTTTTATTTCAAGAGGTGACGTTGTTGCTTTTTATCTTGATACTTACGGAACATTTCAGAGTAAATATATATTTAGGCGATAATTAATTTGAAAGGCAATAAGTTGCGGTTGCGTGACATTCTGTAACGTCTTTATTTACCAATCCGCTGATAAAAGTTAAAACCCCCGAAGTTCCAACTCTTAACCAAGTTTGTGTTTGATTGTATGAAGGTGTACCCGAAACACCATAAACAGAAGCAGGCATTTGCAACGCTCTTGAAGGTCGTGCTTCTTGTGGTAATGTTGCAATACTCATAGTTCCGTTTTCGTTGAAATGTCCACTACTTAAATCAATTTGAACAGTGCAAATACCGTTTCTTATTTTGTAATATACTCCCTCTGTAACAGTAATCCACCCCGTAGTATTTCCGAGTTTCTCATAAACTGCATTAGAGGTAACAGAATGCATATTACCGCTAGTTACGGAGTTTACAGGCATAGCGTTTGAGGTGGCTACTGCATTACTGGTTAATGGAGCATTGTTTCCCGATTGTATTAAATCCGTTGGAGTTTCCGCAACATTCACAATATTTCCTGCTTCATCAACAGAAATGATTGCAACATAAGTTCCCACTCCCATTGTGAGATTTACCGCACCTGCCTTTCCTGTGGTCAAGGTAAGTTTTCCGCTTCCTGCCAACTGCTTAAACCAAACGTGATAAGTTTTTGCACCCGTCTTTTCATTATCCAGATAAAGAGTAAAGGTTGCCCCGCTTCCAACATTTCCAACAAATCCGATTGTGTTATAAGTTACATCGGCTTTAGGCATAGTTGTATCGGTCGGGATTGTGTACCACCTTACAGAATCGGTTGAAGTTGCCTTTTCGCTTGCTTTCTGAATCTGTCGCAACATCAACTGTAACTGCTCCGCTAGATTGTTCTGCGGTTTTCCGAAACTGAACTGAATGTCATAACTTCCCCAAGCCCAATGCTCTGTAACAGACAGGATTTGAGCAACTGCGGATTTACCCGAAAATGCAACTGTAATTATATCCCCAATGTCGTATTGCTCTCTGAAAATATAAGGACATTTAGCAAGTCCGTTTCCCTGCATAGTCAATGTCTGTCCATACTGTGAAAGCATAGACAAGGCTTCTGCTTCATACTCGCTTTCAGTTGTCATTTGTGATTGATTGTCCCAAGATTCAAACCTATCAAATCCGCTTGGTGTTCCATCTTCACCTTCATAAATATCCCTGTTGTCGTTCTGACCTTTTCCGCCAATGTAGATGGCATTACTGAAGCTTTCTGAACTGTCCGAAAACTCACCATTTGCAAGACTTTCATAATTCGTGTCAAATCTTACTGTCTGCGATAGATTCTGACCTGCATAAACTTCAAGATTTAATGCTCCGTTTTCAAAAGCAATCCGCCAACCGATTTCCGATTGTGTCGCTATCGTTTTGCAGACTTCATACAGATTAGAAAAGTTTTCAGAAACGGAATATTCCTTGCCGATTGCGTCTGCACTTTCTGGCATAACATTATTAATCGGTAACTGTCTTTTTGCTTCTGCACCGCTTCCACATTGGTCTTTAATCAGATTACGCAGGCACAATTCGCCCTTTGCGGTCATAACCCATAATCCGTTAGAGTTCATATTTTTTATAACTCTACGCTTCAAAATATATCTTGCGTCATAACCTGTAATTGTTCTAATCTGTGAACCTTTTCCATCTTCGCCAATGCTATCTTGAATTGAATAGATTTCCCCGAAGTCATAAGGGTTGTTTCCGAACTGAATAAATAAACCCCTTTGGAATAACTGTGAATTAGGGATATTGTAATTTATGGAGATCGTGAAAACTCCTGCGCTGTATAAATTATGTTCAAAACTTGCTTCTGCATAATCGTCAATAATAGCTTGCAGGATAAAAGAGTTATTTTGAAAAGCATATAATTTTAATTGCGGTTTTTCTTTATAACTCATTTTCTTCTTCTCCCATATCATCAACAGAAGTCATTGCAAGGAAAGCAACAATCAATGTAATTATAACTGATATAACTACTAAAATTAAGCCTGCGATAAATCTCATTTTATACCCCGATATATTTCTGTCGAAATCCAAGAATACAAACAAAACGCCCGTCATCTTGGGTTAATCTAAACTTATTAGCACCAATACTTAAATTTAAATTCATATTTGAATCATTTGTTATTTTATCAATAACATTATTTTCTTTTGTAAAATTAGAAAATAAAACCCCTCCCAAACCCATAATTAAAACTTTTTTATCTTGATATGATATTTCTTTTACCCTTTTTAAATTGGCACTAAAATCATACGCTTCCCAATCAGAACCATTTGTACTATTCCAAACAATATTACTACTGATTAAAATAAATATATTTAATGCATTGATATACTGAATATCATATAAATTATAACTATTATTATTAATCTGCTTGTTTTCACTCCATACAATTCCATCATAACTTGTTATATAAGAATTGTTTCCAACTGCATAAAATAAATTATAAAGTTTTACAAAAATTATACTTCTTAGATTTGTAACTCCTGTCTGATAATTATTCCAATTTATACCATCAATACTTGTTAATACAGTTCCATTTTCACAACAAGCAATAAATTTATTCTGTTCTTCGACATAAATAACATTATTTATTTGTGATGTAACCCCGCTTGCAACTTCTTCAAGATTGTCTAAAGTTCCTGCAAGTATTGTTCCACTTTCTCCAACTACCACTAATTTTTTCAATTTTTCAGAATAAGCAACGCTATAAAAAGTTTTTGTGCTAATTGGTATTGTTACATCATTCCATACTTTTCCATCTGAACTTTGCGATATTCTTCTAACACCAACTAATACAAACTTCCGTAAAGTTTTTATATATATAATACTCCTATATTCAACGTTATAAATATTTATATACTCATAATGTTTCAAATCTTCTGTTCTGTATACTCCGCCAAATGTTGCAAAACAATATATGCCATTTTCCGAATATGCAACATCTCTCAAATCTCCATACGCTCCTGTATTGTTAATGTAATTATAATTATATCCGTTTGTTGTTATACCCATAATTCCACTGCCAATAGAAAGAGCATATCCGTATTTATCTAAATATTCAGTTTTATAAAAACTCGATGAATTAGAATTTATAAAATCCCAATATTCTCCGTCTGGACTTATTGCAACACCTGCTACAAACATATCAATGCAAATTACATTATTTGTGTTTTTATTATAATATACTGAATGATATCCTGCTTCCTCATTAATTGTAATACTCTGCCAATTAATACCGTCAGAGCTTATCATAATACAACCCCTGCTACCGCAAGCAACAAATTTTGAAATTTCATTTATATAACTAACACTGTATAAATCAACATTTGCAGGAACTGCGGAACTTCTGTCAACAAAATTGATTCCATCTGTTGTTGTAAATAAACTTCGGTTGTAACCAACGAGAACTGTTATATTTTCATTATTTGCAGAAGCGTATAATGAATTATTTCCTACTGAAAAATCTTCCCAAGTAATGCCATTGGCACTCATTGATATATTACCATTTGGACCAAGTGCAATAAATTTCTGTAAATAAGTATCATAAGTTATAGCAGAAAAAGTGCCTACATTTCCTCGGTCAATCCAATTTAAACCATCTGAACTCGTTATTATGTTCTCATAAGATACTATAACAAATAACCCTAATTCTTCCGAATAAGCAATGTCCTGTTGATTATTTATCAATGATTTCTTCATAGAAAAATTTACTAAATCTTTTGTAACTAATATTTCATTTGTTCCAATAAATACAAATAAATCTAAGTCTTTTGCATAAGCAAATTGCTGATAATTTGAAAATGAATCCAATATAAATCCAATATCGACTGTTCTTGCAGATTTTTTCCCTATATTTGTATTTATTAAAAGCATTTTTCCAAGATTTCCATTAAATTGAATTTTTGTATTATCATTTTCTTTTAATAAGCAAGGGTTAACTGCATTTTTTGTGTTAAATGTTATTTTTAATTGTATAGGAATATCACCATTATTTATAATTGTTGGATGTTCTGTCATATCAAATGTAACTTCTGTTTCTTCCAAATCTTCCCAATAAGGCTCGCAGGCTGTCCAAGCAAGTGAAGCCTTCGGTGTTCCAGAATCATTTGAATTATGAGTAGGGAATAACGGAATCTGTGCAACGCATTTAATTCTTTTTGAGATAAAATCATTTGTATAAATTAAATAACCTTCGCCAAGTTTCGGGTTTAATGCGTGTATCAATTCCCTTCTTAATCTGTATCTTGTTTCGAGGTTTCCGCCATCATTCATTGCAAGGGTAATGCTCAATTCCCTCTGCTCCATTAATGCGTCAAGGAAAACACCGCCATCTTGAAACGGCACTTGTTGGCTCTGGATATTAAGAGAAGTATTTGCAAAGCCTTCCCATTCTGTAATGCCATAGCTTCCGCTTGTCAGATTAATTTCATCGCCTATAGAATTTTTCCAAACTAACTTTTGCATTTTTCTTCTCCTTACATTATCTTTTTAATTTTTTCACAATACAATGCACTCTTGCTCAAAACCTTTTCTGTCGGTAAATGTCGATTAAGTCTATTCTTTACTGTGCTAAACGGCAACCCCAATTCTTCACACCATTGTGCAATTGTTTGAGTTTTTCCGTTATGTGTAATTAAACGATTGTTACGTTTATTGTTTTGTTGAACCTTCATAGAAACCCATCTGCAATTTTCGGGTGAATAACCTTTATTACAATCTATTCGGTCGATTGTTAGATTTTCTGCATATCCGTTTTCTAAAGCCCATTTCTTAAACGCTCTACCGCCTTTGTGTGAATGTGGTGTTTGCCATTCTGCACAAATATTTATTCCCCTTCCGCCATAATCCTTATACTGCTTATTATTGGGATTATAACATCTATCTTTCATATGTAAAAAAATTGTTTGTAATCTCTCGTGTTTCATATCTCACCCCACAATTAAAATACAGAATTAATTGCCATCTGCCGATTATAAGCTTTTAATTGCTGCATCATACTGAATGCGGTTGTATCTTGCAGATTATTAAAGGTTACATTGAAATTATTAGTGCTTCCACCCATATTTGCAAGGGCTTTATTTGTGTTACTGTTATTCAAAACCTGTTCGCCACCTCTGAACTTTACAAGCTCTGGTCCTGCTTCTCCAACAAGTGCTAAACCCGCAGAAGCATTATTTGTTCCCCTTGCGTGACCTGGAATTAAATGTAATGGGTCAACAAAATCAACAGGGTCATCAAATTGATTACTGCTTGAACCACCACCGCTACCGCCAAATCCGAAAGTAAATGCACTTTTTATGATTTCCCCTAAAGCTCCGCCCAAACTTGACATTGTATCAATCCAAAATTGTGCAGTGAAAATCTTAGAGAATATCTTTTTTATTCCATCACTTAATGCACTCGCAATAAAACCAATTGTGCTTGGTAACGCTTCCACAATTTCTGTTACTAACTGCAAAATTAACATTGGTAAATATGGAATTAAAGCACTAATTATATTCACAATCAATTTAACGATTGCAACAATTAATTTTGGCATTGCCTTTATAATTGCATCCGTAACTTCTATTATTGAATCTACAATCGACTTTACAAATTCTTCGTTTTCAAAAGCCTTCGCAATCGCTTCAATTAATGCAGTAATAATTTTCAAAACCGCCTGTATTAATTTTGGCAGGGTTTTATTTGCACTCATCATACTGTTGGCAAGGAAGTCTGCCAAATCTTCAACGTGTTCTGCAAGGAAATCTGCCAACATTCCGATATTGTCTGTTACAATCTTTTCTATGGTCTGTTGTATTTTTAAAATCATATTTAAGATAGTAACAAATCCGCCACCATCTCCAAGCCATTTAATAAGCCCATCTACTGCCCCGCTTACAACCTTTTCTAAAACATCAAGCAAATCGGTCACTAATTCGGGCAGGTTATCCCCTACCGCTTTTAACATCTGTGAAACTGCTTTTGATATATTTTCACGTTTAATGATATTTTTCAAATTACGCAATAAAGTTCTTATGCTCTGCATTACAGACTGAACGAACTTCGGCAACTTTGGTAATGTTTCCACAAAAAATGTTAAAATATTGTCCTCTACCTGTAAAACAACATCAAGTGCTTCATCAATATCAAAATCAAACAACTTCTTAAAAAAATCAGTTGCAGAACTGAATACATTTTTAATTGTACTCACAACCTTTGAAAATATCTGCTTTATTTTCTGTGCATACTGTTTCGCATATTCAACCATTACTGCGAACTTGCTTTTTTCGTCTTTTGCTTCTTCCTTTCTTTTATCCTTTTTATAATCTCCCAAATCGTTGTAAATCTTTTTTGTTTCCCCGCTATAAAATTCTTCAATCTTGATTTTATCTTCTGCGGTTAAACCTTCTTCTGCAAGAGCTTTTTCTTTTTCCTTTTCAAGCCTTTCTAATTTGAGTTCAAGGATTTTTTCGTTGTAATCTCTCCAGATCGTATAAGTTTCCCTTCCTTCTTCTTCCGCAAATTGCATTGCCCTATCCCTTTCGGTTTCAAGCATTTCAATTCTCTGGTCAAGAAGTTTAGAACTCCAATCTGTCTTTTTACTTGCGATTTCTTCCTGTTTCTGTAATTCTGCGGTTATCTGTGCTTCTGCATCCGCCTGTTTCTTTTTATCTTCCGCTTCTTTTTCTGCATTTATAGAATTCTGATAGCGGGAATCCTCTTCGGCTTTAATTCGTTTAAGAATGATTTCCTGTTCTGCACTTAATGTCCTTAATCCGCTTAAATAATTTTTAAGTGCTTCAAGTTCATTGTCACCGATAACCCGCAGAACGTTTCTTGTATAATCTACTCTTCCGCCAATATCCGCAGGATTTATTCTTGCAATCTGCTCTGTAATTGCATTTGCAAGTTTCTTTCCGATAATCTGCGAATCCATAAAAGCATTAATCTTGTTTATTGCTTCAATTCCTTTCTGATAAAATCCCGCCCAGAACTTGTTCCACAAATCAGAACTAGGCAGGGTGAATTGTCCTAATGCTTCTTTGAAATCGCCTTTAATATTTGCCAACTGTTTTGAAGTGTCCGCAGTTGCACCCGCAAATCCTTTGAACTTTTCGCCAAGAATTTCTATGGCTTTTCCCTGTTTTAATTCTTCTTCGGTCAAGCCTTTTAATTCTGCATTCTGTTGTCCTAATCTTCCAATATTTCCGTTAAGAGTTGCATTTAATTGAGTTATGGCAGCATCAAGAGAAATCCCCATTCCCGCAGACATATCCATTGCAACGGACATAATCTGCATTGTTTCGGCTTCTGTTCTTCCAAGCGAAACAAGATTTGCCATCATAGGAATTAATTCTTCATCGCCATAATTTGAAACCTTCTGCATTTCACTTGCAAACTGTTTCAAGGCATCAGCACTTGCACCCGAAACAAATGGATTGTTCTGGATTGCAGTATCAAGTTCCCTTTCTGCTATAAGTTGTGTTTTATAAGCATTGGTGCATTCATTCATTGTTTCGGAAACTTTACGGGCAACTTTTATAACACTTCCCAATGTTGCAGAAAGTCCGCTTGATGCTAAGCCTACCGCACCCAATGCACCAACAAGCCCGTTTTTTCCTAGTCCTTGAATTACTTTTGAAACCGAAGTTGACAGTTTTTTACTAGCCTTTTCAGCTTTCTTTATTCCGCTTTCATATCCGCTTGCATCTGCGGTTATTTCTGCTTTAATGTTATAATCTGCCATCTTCTGTTTCTCCTATATCAGCAAGCCTTTTAATGCACTTTCATTTATTGGAACATCACGACCCGCAACAAGTTCATCTTTCTTTTCATATTCATCTGGGTCTTTTCCCCAAACCATACAAGCAATATAAACTGCTTGATTTTTTATCCTTGCTTTTTCTATTTCTTTCTTTTGGTCTATTAAAGCAATTATCTTTCTTGGTGTGGATTCCCAAAAGTCTTGTTCACTTATGCCCATTAAAAGACATTCTGTAATTAAATAGGCATAAGGAAATTCGTTTATTTCTTCGCTTCCTTCACCGCTTTTTTTTCCACAATAGGCAATGAGCCATAAATTAATTTATTAAACTTTTCCGCAAGTTCTTCAATGTCGGTCAATCCGTAATCATCGAGAACATCATCTTCGGAAACACCTTCTTTATCTACCAATGCAAGATAGAATAAATGCGGAAGTGTGTTAAACGGCTTTTCTTCAATCTGCTTTTGCAGCTTTTCAAGATTTTTCAAACCGCCCATTTCTTCTTCAAGTTTAGCCCATACCTTGAAACCAAACTTTAATTCTCTTTCTTCACCTTTTACAGAAAGTGTGATTTTTTCGCCCCTTACTTTTTCGAGTTCTTTTCCCATTTTGTTTTTCTCCTTTTCTAAAAAAAATATCCCTAGTGGGTATAGCTAGAGTATACACCAACTAGGGATTAAACGCAAACTTGCTAATTAAAGACTAGAATCAATCATAGGTGTTGCACCTACTCCGCTATTGTCTTTCAATCCGCTTGTTACGAATGCAGTTGTTGGTGTTCCTGCTCCGCTTGGTGTGAATTCAATTTCATCACCATTTACAGAATAAGAGCCTGCCATCAATGCACCGAGTGAATCAAGCACACCGATTGTCTGTCCGTTCACAACTGAACCTGCAACAAATACGAAATCTTCACCGCTTGTCTTTGTTCCTGCGAATGTTACCTTTCCGCCAGAAAGTGTTGCAGTTACAGTCAATGCAGTTAAATCAGCAGTTACCGAAGTAACAGGTGCATTAAACCAATTTGTAATTACACTTGCAGGTGTTTCATCATCATCGCTTCTTGCGTGTGAACAAATAACACCATTTGCAATTGTCTGTGCAAACTGTGCAGTAAGATTGATATGACCAAATTCAATAGATTCAGTCTTTGTGCTGCCGCCTGTTTCTGGTACAGAGAATTTACCCTTTGCATACCAGAAATACTGATAGCGTTTTTCTCCGTCTTTTTCGCCTGCAATCCATACACGGAAACCAACCGCAAAATATGGGCTCTGGTCGAGTGGGGTTTCGATTGTAACTCCGTTGACTTTTGCCTGTCCGAGCATCTGTGCAAGAACTGTTGGGTCAACGTCAATCAGCTCAAGGTTCATTTCAGTATTACCACGGTTATTTGTAACGAAGAAAACTCCGTTATCGCCATAATCTGTGGCAACATCACTGTTTGGGTTTACGGTTGCATTTACTGCACCTTTAAGGGCAATAGGTGTATCGTAAACAATTCCGTTTGCATCATCGCTGATAACTTTTGCGATGTGTACTTGGTCAAGACCAATTCTTGGTGCTTCGTTAGCCATAATTTTAATCTCCTTAAATTATAACGTTATATTTTATAAGGAATAAAATTCCCTTCTAAAATCCATTACCCTATGTTTGATATTATCTTCAACATCTGGTGTTTCATTATTTCCCGTCATAGCCCAATAATCATTTCTAAATATTGAACGTACAACATCCGCTATTTCTTCCGCTTTCGGATAACCTTTTATAGTTTTACTGAAAATATGAATTCTTACAGTTGCCGATGTTCCTTCTGGTAAATTGTCCGAAAATGCAACATCACTTGAATTCACATCTTCAAAAATCACTAAAGGAAAGTTTTTTACTTCCTGCGGATAAGCTGAAACAATATGTTTTTCACCTATCAATGCAATCAGTTCTGAACTTGCGGAAAGTAAAGACATATAATATTTTTTTAAGTTCATTATCTAAAAATCTCCTTCCACAAATTAGCCATCCAACTTTGACACTTTATAAGACTAGCCGACAACCAAGGGCGCGGCTTCATCTTACTAGTTCCATATTCCAAGTATCTAGGATAATCGGAATTATTTATTATGCTTCCAACTTCCCCGATAACTTCATTTCCCTTTACGCTGACTTCGTGCGTTATACTTCGCATTAAAGTTCCCGTATCGGGTGCAGGCGGATTTCCTGCATAAGAAGGGTGATGCCCTTTCTTGCCATAACTAACATCTGGATTTGTCGGTGAATCCCGCATTATAGTTTTGGCAGTTCTTTCAACTTCTGCACAACTCATTGTTACAAACTTTTTAGAATCCGCTTCGGCTTGCTTTGCCTGCTTCTCTAAAGCCTTTTGAAACGCTAGTAATTGTGCATCAAACCCCTTCGCCATTTCCTTCTTCCCCTTCGCCATTTGTCGGCTCTGGATCTGGTGTTGCTTCTTCATTTTCTACGGGAATCAATAAACATTCCCCGTGCTTACTCCAAGCATTTATCGGCATTATATTAAACAATTCTGTTTTGCCCGTAAAACTAGAAAGCACGCTTGCACGATTTCCCGCTTTAATATTTTCGTGGAAACCATTATATAAAAACAATCGTGTATTTCCTTTTAATGTAGAAATACCGAAAGCCTTTACTTCATCTTCTGTCAAAATATGCGGTTGAACATCGCCTTCAATAACTTCTGCCTGTGTCCATTCTGCGATATAATCGCCCGCATCATCTATCGTGTTGCTTTCAGTTAGAATTGTAACTACTGCATTATGAAATCTAACCATTATGCAACCCCGTAATAAACATATTTTTTCAAAAGCAGTTTTGCACTTTCAGAAAGTCCGACATTGTTTGCATTATCAGAATAAGTTTCTGAAATATGACCTTCTGAATGTGCTTTCAAGCCCGTTGCACCCATAGCATCAAGATTGTATTTTTCAACAACCAAGTTCAAACAACAGGTTGAAATATCATAAGGCAGGGAATCTTCTGCCCCTTCAACATAAGCATTATCGTTCGGCAGGTAATAACCCGCAGTATATGAAACTTTTACATCCCAAACACCGCCAACAATATCGTGAGTAAATCCCCTTGTATAAGCTTTATTGCCCCAACCAAGTCCACGATATAATCTGCCCCAACGCATATATTCTGGAAACAGTTTCCAATCAGTCAAATCTTCCCCGCCAACAGTAACGCTAGAAACGGACTGCAACGGGAAATGATTTAACTGTAATAATTGGCGGTTGTTTTCGCTATGCACTTCTTCTGTATAATCTGCCCTTGCTAATTTATAGCCGATAAATCCTTCGATAAGTGAAGAATACTGCTTAATCAAAAGATTAAGTTTTTCATCCTTCGTTGTATCATCAAGAGAAATATTAAGCATTGTTTTAACATCAGATAATTTGCATAGCATCGACATTTTATTCCACCTTATGAACGTTCGTTAGGATTAACAGGATAATCGCCAAGTGTTACGATAGCACTTGAATCGTTTGTCTTTACATACTTTTTAGCAGTGTAAAGGTCAACCCAATTTTCACCCTGCGACAAATCTGCAAACTTTACGAAGTTTGAAGTTGCAATATCCGAAGTCTGAACTTCTTTTGAACCTGCACTAGCAACGAAAAGGGCAGTATTTGCACCCTTTGGGTCGAATGCAGTATTTCCACAAGCGAATGTGTGAATCTGGTCTTTTATTGATGAACGTGTAATCATTTTGCATTACTCCTTTAATTAAGATAAAGGGCGGGGAACTTCCCCAACCCTTTTATTTTTTTTATGACTGTGAATAAGTTCCACAAAGGAATGCTTCTGGATGACGGCAAGCAAAATCAACTTCTGTGATAAGGCGAACAAGTGTCAAATCACGGTCGAATGCTGAAATTGTCTGTCCGTTGCTTACGAATGTACCATCTCTTGATACTTCGATAGAAATATCCTTTGAGATACCGAAAAGCAACTGTGACCAATCACCAAGCCAGAAATCAGCATAATCACTTGCAGGTGCGGTTGCCTTTGTATAATCAACAGTTGTTGAAGTAAGGAAATCATAACCATTAAGTGTTTTCTGTGTTGCCATTTCAGTTGCCCAAGCGAATGGACCTGTTGTAAACTTTGTAGACTTAATCCAAGATTTACCCTTTGGAGAAAGCAACCATTTTACATTTTCCATTGGAACGTTTGCCTGCTCAAGAAGTGCTTCCATATCGTTCGGTGTATCAACGCTGAATGCAGTTGTAGTTCCGCCCGAAGTCTGAACTCCTGTCTTATTCTTCAAACCAAGTGGCTGATACTGTGAACCTGTACCCTTGAGCATTGCAACATCAAGTGCAATTTTTGCATTACGGAACAAATCCTCTGCAATCCAACCTTCTACATCTACACCGCTTTCACGGATAACTGTATTTGTGATAGCAGACTTTGCAAAAAGCTTTTTAGCGTGCATATTTACTTCACCGAATGTTGGCTGAGTTGTATCACCGATTGTTTCTTCACCGCCCCAAGAAATAGCAGATACAGTGTCCATTTTTGGAATAGAAAGATTTCCGTGAACAAGTGGAACTCTGCGAACACCGAGTTTATCAATCAGCGTATTTGCAAGAAGTGCGTCAATGTAATCTGAACTAAATGCAAGTGGAACAGTGAATCCACCTTCCGATGGTGTTCCCGCATTTACTGCCTTTGTAGCAAGTACCTTATGCAAGCCTTTTGAGTTTACGAAGTCCTTCTTAGCCTGTGCAAGAATTTCTTCGTCTGACAACTGTTTGATAGAACGATAATCTTTGTTGTGCATTGCACGAACGGCAGATGCCAACATCTGATTTACGATTGTTACAGGTGTTTCGTTTGACTTTGTGTTACCTTCAACGGCTTCTTTGAATGCTTCAAGATAAGCAACGTTCTCTGCCTTTGTCTTGTCTGCATTGTCGTTGATTTCCTTTACGGCTTTTGCAACGGCTTCGTCAATCTGTGCCTGTGTTACACCTGCACCCAATTCCTTTTTGATTGCTTCTGTTTTTTCTGCAATCTGTTTTTCGGAACGCTCGTCAATGAGCTTTTCCAAATCTTTCATTTCCATCTGCATAATTTTATTCTCCTTTTATGCTTTTGTTTTTTATTTACGTTTCTTCCGTAATTATTTTACGGCTAGACTTTAGCCGATAAATCCAAAATCAACCCGCCATTTCTGACGGGGTTTAATTTACTTCTTTTCAAGTCCGCCATTAATAGCGAAGTTTCCGCAGATTGCAACAAGTGCCGATTCAGCAATTTCAATACTTGAATTGATTGCGGTTGCATACTGTGGTTTGAAGTAAGTTACAAGACCAATAGCGATTGCAGAAACTGCACCGCTGATTGTTACGATAAGTTCATAAGTTTTTTTACTCATTTCTTTTATCTCCTTAATGCGTAGTATAACACAACTATTTTCTAGTTGTCAAAATCGGGAAGTTCAACAGTTGTAATAACATTAAGTGTTTTATCTTCTGTTGGCTCTTCTTCATCTGGTTCATCATCATCAAGTTCTGCAAGTGCCTTTCTCAAATTATCACTGCAAGCCTTTATTGATTTCTGACACTTTTCAATTTCATCACCGCAAGCCTTAATGCGGTTCAAGATTTCCCGTGTTTCTGCTGAAACCCTGCGACCCGATTTTTCCATAGGCTTTGAAACAAGACCCTTTGCAAATTCATCACCGAAACTTTTAACGGCTTCGGCAATTGCATCTTGATTGGCAGGAACTGCAACGGCAGAAAATTCCAAAAGTTCCCATTTCTGAATGTCAAAACCATTTTCAGTTTCTACCCATTCAAGCGGAATGAAACCAACAGAAACCGCATTCAACATTCCTGTTTTATAACAATGATAAGTAAAATCTACAAGTTTTGCCTTCTCGCTTGCCTGCTCTGGATTTGTGGAAAGTTCTTCAATCGGTGGAAAAT